TCGAACTGCGAGCCGTCGAGGTACGGGAACTCGATGGTCCCCGGCATCACCAGCACACCGGGAAGTTCAAGACGAGTCGGGTCTGCGGTAGCGGCCACTTCAGCCGCCACCAGCAGAGCCACAATCTCGTTCAGCGCTTCGGGAATCGTCGTCATGACTAACCAACATCCGGTTTGTCGAAGCCGTCGATTTCGAGGAGCCGTGCAATGTCCGAGTCGTACTTCGTGACGTACACAGCGATGTCACCAGCCGCCGACTCAACGCCGTTCGGAGAGTTACGCCGCCTGTACCAGCGCGAAGCCAGCATGAGGGCCGCAGTCCGCTGGCGCGGCCCCCATGCTTGGCTGTAATCCGTGTCCGCGTCCGTCACGACCTCCGGGTAACCAACAGCGAATGCCCGGTGCGTGGAAGGAAGTGCGTTGATGTACTCGGTCACGGCGGCGGCAATCTCCTCGACGGGTTCGAGGTTCTGCGTGATCCCCATCCACTCGATGACTTGCTGTGCCGTGATCGTCATCGCTACGCTCCGGTGACGCCAGTGAACTTGATGACAGCGCCCGTATCGAGCACCTTCTGGGAGCGGAACTTGATGAAGGAGATGTCCACGCCACCGTGTGCCACATCGAGAGCGCGGAACTTGATGTCCCGGCCTTCGCGGTAGTCAATAGCGCGGGAATCGCCCATCAGGATTTCGCCTGCCGCGAGGGAGGAGTTCGACACGAGGGTCAGGCCACCCATGTTCAGGGAACGGTTGCGGAGGTCCACAGCGCCCTGATTTGCCAGCCACCACGGGGCGTTGGCAGAAGTCACGGAGCGGAGGAAGCTCATGACGTTCGGAGCGACGACGATGAAGTCCATGTTCGCGCCGATGTCGCCCAGCACCTCGGAACCCTTGTCGATCACGGCCACAGCGGACGTGATGACAGCGGAAACGAGGGTTGCCTGAGCCATCAGGTAGGCGACGAACTCGTCCTCGGTCTGGGTGATGTAGGAGTCAAGCGCCTGAGCGTAAAGCTCGGTGATGACACCTTCGCCACCGAACTCGATGAGTTCAGCCGCGACATCGACAGCCACAGCCTTAGCGGCGGCGTTCCAAGTGACCTGAGAGGTCGTGAAGGTAGCGGTCGGCAGTTCGACCTTGCCACCGGCCCAGTCGTCAACCACGAAGGTGCGGTTGATCTTCTTGCCGACCTGCACGAGGGAAGTCAGGGCCTTGACGCCGACAGCCTCGATCAGGGGGCGAGCCGCCTTACGGGCGGTCCACAGTTCACCGAGTTGCTGGTCACCGACGTAGAGCTTGCCGGTGTCCGTGGTGAGGTCCGCGAGAGCGGCAGTCATGACAGCGTTCATGGCGTTGGCACCGCCAGCGTTGAATGCCGCGTGGAGGATGTTGCCAACCTCCTGACGGATGTCAGCCGCAGTGATTACGGGAGGAACAGTCACGCCGGAAACGCTTCCCGGTGCGGTGTTCTCAGGGAGAGTTCCCATTGTTTCGTCCTTCTGTTCAGTGGTGGTGCCACCGCAGTCTGCGGCGGTCATCTGGTAAATCGCGGCTGACGGGAAGGCAGGCTTTACGACTGCCCCGCAACCTGTGAGGTCCCCGCCGATGAGCACGCCATCACGGATAACCGGATTGGATACTTCAACCGAGAGCGAAGCCCTCAGCCCTTCCTCAACTTCAGTGAGGAGGTCATCGCCCGTGGTGGTCTTGGCCACCCGGAAACTTGCGTGGATGCCGTCTTCCTTCTCCTCGAAGCTGATCCCCTTACCGACAGGCCGGATGGAATCGTGCTCGATGTTCAGGTGAACGGAATCAGGGGAAGCGGGGAACCGGACAGCACCGGCACCAGCCGTGATCTTCCCGGCGCTGGTGTGGCCGACCTCGCCAAACGGGAGCATCAGACCGGTGATGGTCCGCTCTTCCCGGTTGGCCGTCAGCACACGACCGAAAACGGTGATCGTGGTCATTAGACCGCTCCTTCTTCATTGCTCAGCGGGTCCAGGTTTTCCATGGCCCGTACTTCGTCCTTCGTGTAAATGCCTGCGTCGATGGCGACCTTGTACATGTCCATGCGTTCCTTGATGTCGCCCCGGAGGAGGACGGAGGTGTCGAACTCGACGGTCGTCCCGGCAGGGAGGTACATGCTGAGGGTCTGTTCGATGGCGACCATGTACGGGGAGAGCGCTTCGTCCACGAGCTGGCGGTTCTTCGCCGTGACGTTGCCGTAGGTCAGGGAAGACCCGGCCACCGAACCGTCAAGGAAGTACGCCGGTACGCCCACAGAGCGAGCGGCCTGAAGGACAGCGAAGTTGCGGCCCTCGATCAGGAGGTTTTCAGCGGCCTGACCGACTACCTGCGCTTCAACAGCGGCGTTCAGGTAAGCCGTGGAGCCGAAGCGCTTACGCCGGTTCGTGGACCAAGCCGCGAGCAGGGCCGTCTTCTCATCCTTGGAGAGAGGAGTGGAGCCGGGGACCTGCTTCAGGATCACCGAGGGAGTCGGGTTCGCACCGACCTCAGCGGCTGTGCGCTCCAGTTCCTTGATGTCACGGATGACTTCAGCGGCGTACGTCAGCAGGCCCTCGTGGTGAGCGTCGATACGGACGTACTCATCAGCCTTGACCGGCTTGTCGAACGCCCTAACCAGCAGGCCGTCCTGCGTCTCTGCCTTCCACTCCGGCACGAACCGGAAAGTCTTCGGCTGGCCGTTCGCCAGACGCTCGGTGATGAGCAGGAACGCCCGACCGTAGAAAATCATCGCGTCCACGATCCACACGATGGTGTTGAAGTTCGTGACGTTGGCCTGCATCTGCACGAGGCAAGCAGGCTGGTTGGTCAGGGGCCGGTTCGCCTTCTCAGCGACCAGCGGCATACGACCGATGCCGGTAGCGATGATGTTCCGGGCCTTCGCGATGGCGGGGATGCTCATCGCGGTCTTCCGGTTGATCACAATCGCGTTCGCGTCGATTGAGAAGATGTCGTTCAGCGTGAGGGTCGCGAGGGAATCATCCTCAGCCCAAGGGGAAGCGATGCCGACGTACTCGACAGCCGCCGCTGAGAGCTTTGCGTTGCTCTCGATTTCTGCGGCTCCGAACAGCCTGCTCATCATGCCCATGTGGCTTCACAGCCTTTCGCTGTTGCGGTATTGCAAAGTTGCACAACTGTGCATATGAGCTAATGCTAGCACCTATAGTTGCGCACGCGGTATAGCACCACACGCCGGTAACACGCGTCAGTCAGCGAAGAGAATCTCGGCAGACTCCTGAACCCTCTGCTCAGTCACAGTTCGGACAGCCGAGACAGCCGCCAGCAGGGCAGGCTCAGACCGCTCATGGGAGAAGACCCAGCCCTCGCCCATCTTTCGGGTCGTGGCAGAAGCTATGGCGTCACGGAGCACAGGGTGTCCGTCCTGACGAAGCAGGCCGTCCTCCAGCATCGACTTGAAGCCCACAGAGGCCGTCTTGAACTCGTCCACCTTCAACAGCCGGAGCATCAGGCCGTAGTTGTCGGCGGCGAACTGGTCAGCGACCATCTGGTTCATCGGGTACTTGTCAGCCGTGACATCGAGCGGGTTCGACAGGGCCAGTTGCTTCAGCGCCTCAGGGAGCCAAGACACACCGGCACCAGTCCTGATGAGCTTCACGAAAATCTTCCCGTCAGGCTCTTTCCACGCCGCGACAATCGCCGCGCTCGACTTGTCGTAAGCCAGTTCCCAGCCAATGGCCACGTTCCGGCGCTGAGGGACCTCCACAGGCTTAGCGAACGACCGCGCCCACTTGCCCACGTCAAGGACCGACTCGACGACCTTCGTCTGCCGGTTCATCATCGCCCTCTCGTACTCGCCCTTCGAGAGGTTCAGCGCGTTCTCTTCAATCTCCGCTGTCGTGATCAGCCCACCCTGCAAGCCGGGGTGGAACTTCCAGTTCTCCGGGTCGTTCGCGTCAAGGCCCTCAGGCAGGGACCACTCAAAGAAAGCCATGTCGCTGTCAGGGTCAGTCACAGCGAGCCGGCCCCTCTTCAGCCAAGCGTTCAAGTACGTCGAACGCGGGGTGCCCTTCGTGGACACCAGAATCGTCTGCCGGTCCTTCCGGGTCATCTGCGCCGGGCCAGCCGCACCCATGACCTTGTTCCCACGGTCCTCATCGACCGCGAACAGTTCATCCCAGAAGAACCACGGGAACGTCTTGCCGTGAAGGGAATCCTCAGACGGAACAGCGAAGCGGAACCGTGACCCGTTCGTGTACTCGATCTGCGCCGAGTCGTTCGACTTCCGGTGATGGCAGAGCCGGGCGAACCGTGACACCTTGACGGCCTTGTACGTCTTCTCGATCTGCTCACGACCGTCCTTGCCCTTCTGGGCCATGTAGAACAGGTCAGAGTCCGGGCACCTCAGGTTCCGGGTCACACCAATAGCCGAGATGAGCGCAGACTTCCCACACTGACGAGGGACCGTGATCAGTACGACCTTGTACCGGTAACTGCCGTCCGGGTTCTTCTCCGTAGCCACACGGGTCACGAACCTCTGCATCGGAATCAGCGGTGTGCCCATCTCAGCCGCGACCTTCTCAACAGCCGCCAACTCATTCGGAGCGCCCGGCGTCGGCATCGTCGCAAACGTAGGCAGGGCATCACCAAGAATCGACAGCCAGTATTCAACCGAGTCGTCGTTCTCCACAGCACACCACCTAAGGGCTAGAGCTTTTCCAGCTCATCGAGAAAATCACTGGCCTCATCACGCAAAGGCTGAGGTACAGGCTTCGGAAGCTGGTCCATCGTCGAGCGAATCTCCCGGCTGATCACACCGAACTGCGCCGCAGACGTGCACTCATCCAACTGGTCCACCAAACGACGCAACAGGCTCACAGTCAGCGCGTGCTCATTCGTCAACAGTCCTGCCTTACGCAGATGCCTGATGTACTTCGCCGCATCCAGAGCGATCCGTGACTTCGATGGCATTTTTGCCTCAATTCGTAGTAGAACTGCCAGCCTTCAGCATACAACCACACAACACCACACATGTGAAACAGCACAACAACACGACAAAGCCCCGGCAACTTCCAAGGCTCCGGGGGGAACCAAGAAAGTGCGCGGGTCC